GGCCTCACTTATTACAGATATAGCTAGTGTATATGTAATTGCGGCATCTGGAGTTGTTGCGGCGTTTATGGGCTTCAACGCCTATTCCGCTAAATCTGAAAACAAAAAGACTTCTATATCGTATGACAAAGAACAGGGAGATAGGTAATGTCGGACAAGAAAATTAAAAAAGTTATAAAGGGTTTAAAAAAAGCATCCAAGCTACATGCTGGTCAAGCTAAGACATTAACGACAGTGTTGAAGAAAAAGAAGAAATGAGTTTAATTGCTTCTTTAATTGGGCCTGTATCGGGGATCTTAGACAAGGTAATCCCTGACTCTGACATGAAAGCCAAGCTGGCCCATGAGATAGCGACCATGTCCGATACCCATGCCCAGCAGGCGTTGCTTGCTCAGTTGGAGATCAACAAGGCTGAAGCGGCGTCCGGTAGCTTGTTTAAGGGCGGATGGCGGCCTTTCGTAGGGTGGATTTGTGGATTTGCTTTACTGTACCACTTCATCCTCTGCCCACTAATTATATTTGTAGTGACACTTTCTGGTGCAGCAATACCACCACTGCCTGAGTTTGACATGGGTAGCCTTATGACAGTGCTACTAGGCATGCTCGGCATTGGCGGATTGAGGACATTCGAGAAACAAAAAGGGCTAACGAAGTAGTGTGGGTGCTGGTTTGGATGCAGTTAATCTCGGGGCAACCCGTAGAGTATTTCCAACTAGCGGTGTACGGAAGTAATGTTGAATGCGAAAAGAATAGAAAACACGCAGAGATTATGGTAACACACAACGGAATCGCCGTTGCTTGCTTGGAGGTTAAGGTATGAAGATGTTTGTAAACTTATACTATAGGATCAAATACAAACTAACGGGTGTGCTATATCACAAAAGCACTAATGTTAATGTTACAGGCGTTACGGGAAGTGTACTGAGTAAAAGTTCCAAGAAAAAAGGAAAAAAGAAATGACCTTTAAACTATCAGCACGAAGCCTAGACAGGCTTATCGGTGTAGACGAACGACTTGTTTCCGTAGTAAAATCCGCAATCCACCATACAAAAATAGATTTTGGTGTGATCTGTGGGATGCGAACCCACAAAGAACAAGAAGACCTTGTGGCAAAGGGCGCGTCACAGACGATGAAATCTAAACACCTTGATGGACTTGCCGTGGATCTTATGGCATATATTGGCTCAAGGTCGTCCTGGGAATTAAATCTTTATGACGATATTGCCGCTGCTATGGCTGAAGCGGCTCGCGAAATTGATGTGCCCCTTCGTTGGGGTGCTGCTTGGACTGTGCCAAATATCGCACATTATCGAGGCGGCACGATGGAAGATGCAATGAACGAGTACATTGATGAGCGTAGAATGCAAAAACGCAGACCGTTTATAGACGGACCACACTTTGAACTTATGATTTAGGAGAGTACGATGAAGAAGAAAAAGGGTATGGCAATGGGCGGCAAGATCAAAGCCAAGGGTATGGCATTGGGCGGCGATGTGATGCCAATGGGCAAAGACCCCAAAACTGGTAAGCAGGTTCCTAAGTTCGCCATGGATGGCGTAGGCAAGATGGCTAAAGGTGGCCGTGTCAAAGCCAAAGGTATGGCTATGGGCGGCAAGGTCAAAGCTAAAGGTATGGCCATGGGCGGCAAGGTCAAAGCTAAAGGTATGGCCATGGGCGGCAAAGTTAAATCCAAGGGCATGGCTATGGGTGGTAAGATTAAATCCAAAGGTTACGCATTGGGTGGCAGTATCAAGTCCAAAGGCGCGGCTATGGGCGGCGCAGGCTTCGGCGCAGCTCGTTCTTCAGGAAAAGCGATAGTCACCTATTAATGGCCTTTCTACAAAGTAACATCCCGCACTTTAAGTGCTGGGTGCGGCGTGAGTACACACACAACCATACTGCGTACCACGGAGAGTTTTTACATGCGATGGCGATTGGCGTCACCACCATGCCGAACAGATGCCTGAGTTTTCAGGTGATTTTCACTGGCTGCGAAGCGGACATCGAGGGTATACCTAATGTCCATGGCGGAGCTATGTGGGCGAGAATGCCCATTACGGCTTTAGTAGGGGACACTCCATTTGAAGAGTGGCCGGAGCCTATGCCTGTTCATGCGGCGCAACCTTGGGACTGCTCGTCCCGTACACACGCTGTATACCAGATGGACAGAACTACACCCTGCCCTTGGATGGCGAAGGTAGAGAGCGAGTTCTACCCTGCCAAATATATGTTTACCGTAGACTACACTGACAGTGAAATTGCGGATGATCCGGCGCAACATAAGCAAAGTCACGTTTTAGAACTGCTTGATGCTGGTCCATATACTGGAAACATTGTTGCTTTGCCGAATAACCGTGTGCGAGTAACTCACCCTGCTTGGTTTGAAACAGGGGAAGGTGCTCCAGACTTTAGACCGTCTCAACACATCCATTACTCCAAGTCAGATCTGGACTATACGTTGGATGTTAATCGAGTGTTCGACAATTTGTACCATGATAGCTCTGAGGAAAAAGAACCCGAAGGAGATAATTCGTAATGGATGTTGTTGATTTTGCAAAACACATGTATAAGGTACTACGAGAGCGCGAACAAGATATTGCAAGTGCTCTCGGAAACGATGCTGCCAAAGACTGGGAGCAATACAAACTCATGGTAGGTGAGATACGGGGCCTTACCTACGCTCGTGAAGAAATAAAAGCCCTGCTGGAGAGAACCGCAGACGATGTCGAAGACTTTATATCTTCCTGATCACGTCGCGCAGAAAATGAACAAGGACACAGAGAAGGCTCCGGCCCCCTCGTCCGATGTGCATAGCGCGTATGTTGACGCCACTGAGAAGGTGTTGGACCCTTCCCTACTAGAGAAACCCCTTTTGCAACGACTACCACAGCCTACGGGCTGGCGTTTACTGGTGATGCCTTATCAAGGCGCGACCAAGACGCAGGGCGGGTTACACATACCAGATGAAATTCGAGCCCGTGAGGCTGTAGCTACTGTTGTAGCTTACGTTCTGAAGTTAGGCCCTCTCGCCTATAAGGACCCGGATAAGTTTGGCGCCGACAGCGCACCCTGGTGTGCTGAAGGTCAATGGGTGTGTATCGGTCGTTATTCAGGGTCACGTTTTAAGATTGACGGTGGAGAGGTTCGCATCATTAACGATGACGAAGTTATTGCCACCATTCTTGAACCCGACGACATCAAGCAGGTTTAGGAGAACAAAATGAGTGAAGAGCAACTAGACCAAGAGGTCCTTGAAGACGAGGGTGTTGAGGTTGAGATAGATGTTCCTGAAGAAGAAACGTCTACGGAAACCGTTGAGGTTGAGGGTAAAGAACCTGAGAAGGAACCTGAAGACGAGCTTGCAAGCTATAGCAGCAAGGTTCAAAGCAGGATCAAGAAGCTCACCGAGAAATATCGGAACGAGGAACGTGATCGAGAAGAAGCTGTTCGCATGGCGCAACAGTTACTTACCGAGAACACTCAGCTTAAAAGCCGTATGCAGAACTTAGACAAAGGTTATTTGACTGAGTACGGCACACGTTTGGACAGCCAAATGGGTGAAGCGAAGCGCCTTTATAAAGAAGCGTATGAGGCTGGTGACGCGGACAAGATGATGGAAGCCCAAGAGGGCCTGTCAAAAATGTCCATTGAACAAGAGCGTTTACGGATTGCTAAACAGCGGTCTGAGGACAAAGTTGCTGTTGAACAGCAGCAGCCTCAAGGGCAGCAAGTGCAGCAGCCCGCGCAACAACAACAGCAACCTGCTCCGACTCCTGACCCTAAAGCAGAGGCTTGGGCCGAGAAGAATGAGTGGTTTGGTAACGATGAGGTTATGACTTATGCCGTCTTCGGTATCCATCGTAAGATGGTTCAAGAAGAAGGAATTGACCCCAACGGAGAAGAATACTATAGTGAAGTTGATCGTAGGATGCGTGTGGAGTTTCCACACAAGTTCAAAGCGAAACAATCGGGCGGAGCACAGGTCGCACCTGCTGGCGCTTCAGCTACCCGCAGTACAGCTAAAACAGGGCGCAGGTCGGTGAAGCTCTCACCATCACAAATTGCGATGGCGAAACGATTAAACGTACCGCTTGAAGAGTATGCAAAGTTTGTGAAGGATTGATAGAATGACTGATAGAAAACCGCGCGAGAGCGCAACCCGCGAAGTAGAAACGCGCCGTAAACCATGGGCCCCGCCCAGTCGCTTAGAGGCACCTCAACCCCCTGCGGGTTATGTGCATCGATGGATTCGAGTCGCAATGCGTGGTGAAGAAGACAAGATGAATGTCAACACCAAGCTGCGCGAAGGATGGGAACCCGTTCGTAAGGACGAGTATCCAGACTACGAAGCTCCTACTATTGACGAAGGTCGGTATGAAGGAGTCATCGGACAAGGTGGACTTATGTTGTGTCGAATACCTGTAGAAACCGCCCAAGAACGATCCGCGTATTACGGGACCCGGACCCGCGAACAGATGGTAGCAGTTGATCAGGACCTAATGAAGGACCAACATCCTTCAATGCCGATATCTAATAATCGGCAAAGTCGTGTATCCTTCGGAGGCACAAGAGGTGACTCCGAGTAACTTTTGAGGTGCTATTATGGCAAATTCTAACGGATCCTATGGGCTTCGTCCTGTAGGTAAACTTGGTCAGGCGACCAATTCTACCGGTATGACAGAATATCGCATAGCTTCAGACAACTCCAACCCTATCTTCCAAGGCATGGCGGTTATTCCGTTGGCTGCGGGCGTGATTGACGATCTACAGGCTGCGGCCGGTGGTAACGTGTCAATCGTTGGTGTGTTTGGTGGCTGTGAGTTCGTCTCGTCAACTACTGGTGAGACCGTCTTTTCCAACAACTGGCCCGGTTCTGGCGCGGATTCTAATTTCCCCGTCAAAGCCTTTTTGTATGATGATCCAAATCAACTGTTCACCATTGCAACATCTAATGTTGTGGCCGGTCAGAACACTGAAGCGGAAATTCTTACATCTGTGTTCGCAAACATCGCGTTTGCAACAGGCAACAGTGGTTCTACAACTACTGGTATTTCTTCTGCATCCGCAGATTTAAATACCGTCGCAGCTACCAACACTTTGGCACTCCGTATTATGGGCATACAAAATGACCCAGACCATTCGGATTTCACTGTCGCTGGTATTCCATTAATCGTTCGTATCAACAACCACTTCAATGCGCCTACTGGTTCCATTGCTGCTGGCACTGTTGCTACGACCGGCGTATAAGGGGGACTAACATATGGCTATTTCACGCGCACAACTAGCGAAAGAGCTTGAACCAGGTCTCAACGCCTTGTTTGGTATGGAGTACAGTCGTTACGAAAACCAACACGGCGAGATCTACACAACTGAATCATCAGACAGAGCGTTTGAGGAGGAAGTTATGTTGGCCGGATTTGGCTCGGCACCTACAAAATCTGAAGGTTCCGGCATTTCGTTTGACGATGCTAACGAAGCATATACAGCTCGTTACAACCACGAAACCGTTGCGCTTGCGTTCTCTATAACAGAGGAAGCAATCGAGGACAACTTGTACGACCGTCTCGGCAGTCGTTACACACGCGCCCTCGCCCGCTCAATGGCCCACTCTAAGCAGGTTAAAGCCGCTGCGGTACTGAACAATGCGTTCGCCGCTGGTGCATCTGCTGGCGGAGACGGTGTTGCACTTTGCGCCACTGATCACCCGCTTACAAACGGTGGAACTTTTGCCAACGAACCATCAACTGCTGCTGATTTGAACGAAACTTCTTTGGAAGACGCTCTTATCAACATCGCTGGTTATGTTGACGAACGTGGCTTGAAGGTCGCTCTCCGCGGCATGAAGTTGATGATCCCACGGCAATTGCAATTCGTTGCAGAGCGCCTGATGGTCTCCAACCTTCGCGTCGGTACTTCGGACAACGACACTAACGCAATTCGTTCAATGGGGATGTTACCTGAAGGCTATGCCGTCAATGACTTCCTTACTGACCCAGATGCGTTCTTCATCAAAACTGACGCGCCTCGCGGCTTTGTTCACTTTGAGCGGACTCCGCTTTCCACTAACATGGAAGCAGATTTCGACACAGGGAACATGCGCTTCAAGGCACGGGAGCGTTACAGCTTTGGCTTTAGCGACCCACGTTGTGTGTTCGGCTCACCTGGCGCATAACTAAAAGTCTATCTATAAGAGGGGGCTGCTTCGGTGGCCCCTTTCTTTTTGTTTTAGAACCGTGTACTGTTTGGGCATCCCTGACAGTCGTATTTTGCGGCTGACTTAACCCTGACAGGAGATTCTCATGGGTAATTCTACTTTCTCAGGACCAGTGCGTTCTGAAAACGGCTTCCAGCAAGTCACTAAAAACACAACAACTGGTGCAATTACACCTTCGCAATTTGCGTTGCAGACGATTGCCACCACAGGCAACAATGTCGTTGACACAAGCACAGGCACAGCCGCAGGCGCAAACAACGCCAGCTTAGATACGGGTGCTACTATTTTTGGTATCGTGCCGAACGCGCACGGCTCTGGTATTGCTGATGCTTCTATTAACACTTTTGTTAGCAAGGTTGGCGGCACGATCACGACAACTATTCTTATTGACCTTCACGGTGGGTTTGTTGGATCAGCTACAGGAGATCGTATTATTGGTGTCGGAACTTCTGCTAATGCGTACATTGCGGAACTAACTAAAGAAGTTAACGGCATTCC